AACTACCAAGATGGCGTAGTAACAGGATTTTTAGAGGGTGAAGATGTTTCTGTAGAAAGAGTTAAAGAAGTGGCTAATGACCAATTAATACAAATAAGAATGAACTTTACTTGGAAGGTATTTAGCAAATGCTTTAGACCTCAATCTGTTTACCCAACAGACATAGCTAATCTTGTAACTTGGCTAAGAGCAGATAGTGGATTAACATTTGACATACCAACTAAAAGAATTTCTGCTTGGGCAGACTATTCAGGAAGCAATAATGGTTTAGTACAAGCAACAAAAACTAAACAGCCTTTAAGATATACTTATGACGGTGCTAATGATAAATCAAGAGTAGAGTTTAATGGAACAACAGATTATTTTGATTCTGTAAACAATATACCTATAACATCTGATTTTACAATATTTCAAGTAAGTAAAAATAGCGGTAATACTAATGCTAATATATTAACCTATGCAAATGCAGGTAAAAGTATAAGATTATCATATACTACAGATTCAGAATTAGTTGCTCAAGTAAGTGATGGCACAACATCAATAGACGTAACACTTACAGGCTCTAACGCCTCTAATTATTATATAGGAACATACAGGTTACATAACAAAAGATTATATGTAGACTATGATTCTTTAGGAAGCTCATTATCAACAAGTGTCCAAGAGTCTGCATATGATAATTCTACAACATTTAATGATGCAGTATATACAATAAGTAGTGCAACAGCACCTATAAATGCTAATTTACAAGAGTTTATAATATTTAATGCATCATTAGATGATTATACTATAGGGCAAATAAAAAGTTACTTAAACAAAAAATACAATATTTATTAATTATGGCAAAATACAAAGGAATTATTTTTTCAGGCATACAGCCTTATGGAGACCCTACAGACAACTTAATTTATATGAGTTATGGTTGGAGAGCTAACTTTTTAAAAAGTGCTAATACTCAAATGAGATATCAAGTGATGTGGAATGGGCTAAATGAAAATCAAGCGCCAAGTAAATCTAATTTTAACGCAGGCAACAACAAAGGTGATATTATTAATATGGTTTTTAAGGTTTATGCTACTACTGAATATCCTTATCCTGTTACTTTTGAAACTTGGGACTTAGTAGCCACTATTAAAAAAACTAGAGACATAGCAAATAAAAGCTATGACACTACTGCCCCATCAAATGAAACTCCCTTAACTTATCAACGCTTTACTATTGACATTAGTCAGTTATGTCAAGATTTATTGTCATATAGTTTGGTTCCTATTAATAAAGGCACTTGGCAGGCTTCTGAATGGGGAGGTATGAATGGTGGTCAAACAAAACAAGATAATGTAACAGAAACTATAAGCGATTATAATGTTTCTAGGAATGGTACTTATCGTCATATTTTTGTTACAGCAATTCCTGAAGTTATATTAGCTAATGGTACTATAGAGGAGGTTACGGGACAAAACCCATTACAGTTTAATAAAATTGCTGTTATAAACTCTGTAGCTCAATATGAGCAACAAGATATTTTTTATAATTTAAAATATATTATTCAGCAATTTACTTCTATTTCTTCAGGCGCAAGCAGAGGTTTTATGAGCTTGTGTCCTAATTTTACTCAAACAGGAAATATACCATTTTTAAAACAAGTAAGAACAGATGAAGAAGCTGAGTGGTTATATTGGTATCAAAAATCTATGTTTAATGGAAGCACAGGAGATTTTACTTCAACATCACGATTAAAAGTAGAAACATATTTATCAAATGGTACAGCGCAAAATACAATGTACTTATCAGACTTTAATTCTAATTTACTTACTACTACAAGAAGCAATCTTGAGGTGTTTCAAAAAAACCAAAATAGAGTATGTGTTCAAAATGTTTCGCCTACATACATAAATGCTAATGCTAAAGATGATGGTGGTAATGCTTTAACTAATCAAATAGATAGCTCTACATCATATTACAGAACACATTTAGAATATATAAATGCTGAAGATAATTTAGTTCAAAATGGTAATTTTGCAAATGGAGGTGCTAGTTGGAATACTAACACAGATTGGACAATTACAACAGGAGAAGCTACAAGTGCAGGAGCAACAGCAGACATAAATCAAGGTGCTTGGAGTCCCTCATCAGGTCAACAATATATGGTCACATATGAGGTCAAAACTATTACTGCAGGTGGTGTTAAGTTTACGCTTGGTGGTATTAATGGAATAATAAGAACTTCTACAGGTATTTATACTGAAATTATTACTACAACTAGCACGGATAGAATTAGAATACGGTCAGTAAGTAACAGCGGTTCTTATTTCTTTGGTACAGTTACTAATATTTTGGTTCAAAAAAATCCAACAACTATTAGAGCAACAGAATATAGATATTTTGGCATAGACAGAGAAACTGCTAATATACCTTATGGATTTGTAAGGTTTCATTGGTTAAATAGGATTGGTGGTATAGATAGCTATACAGCTAAAAGAAACATAACACAAGGACTGTCAATCAATAGAGATACAATAGAAACAAAATCTGCAGACAGAACTTGGTATCAAGATGACCAATTATTTAATGGTGCTGACGTTAATACAGCTAATTATATATCTAATACTATGAGAGGTGGTAATTTATATAAAGGTGGTAGAGAGGTGTTAAATGTAAAAGCACAAAGAAACAATAGCGTTTATACAGAGCCTTTAAATAAACAAACAGCAGATTGGTTAGAAGAAATAATGACTTCTCCAAATGTGTGGATAGAAATGGACACAGAGGCTACTGCAAGGGGTAATACTGTAAATCCTTTTCAAAGACCATCTACTAAAGAATACATACCTGTCATAATAACAAATAGTGATGTAGAAACATTAAATCAAGAAACAGGATTGGTTAAATTTAATATAGAATATACTTTAGCTCATAAGGTACAAACTCAAAGAAATTAATGACAAATATTACAGTAGAGTTATTAGACTATGTTTATGAAGGTGGTGTAATTGATTGGGACGCAAGTGTTTTAGGACAATTAGATGTAACTTCTCATTCTGATTTTCCTATGGCTTTAACTTTTACAATAGCAGACATTAGAAATATAACTGCTCGTAAAGGAAGTTTTAGCAAAACATTTAAAATACCTGCAACAAAAAACAACAACCAAATTTATAAAAGCGTATATCTTGCTAATTCATATACAACAAACAATATAACAAGCAAGAAAAACTGCAGAATAATGTTTAATAACTTATATTCTTTAAGTGGTTTATTGCAACTAAGTGCAGTAGGTTCTTTTGACAATCCTGAATATTATTCTTGTGTGTTTTTTGGAGACAATATGAGTTGGGCAACTGCATTAGGAGAAAAATTATTAAAAGATTTAGGAACAGATGGTGATGGTTGGGAGTTTTTAAACGGTAAAAGAAAAGATGCTACAAATCCATCATCTGAAGGAGTAGGTGTTAATTTACAAATAAACAAAGAAAGCATATCAGGTACTTGGGATAATGATGACGCTGAATACAAAACAAGGTCAACAACAACAGATAGTGAAACTGCTATAGTTTACCCTGTAACTTCATATGGTGATTTTAATTCTTCAGGAGAAGACTTTACCCTACAATTATTAGATAGCTTTTATACTTATCGTAGAGACTTTACAGGCTCGCCTGTAGGGGCTAATAAGTCAGGTTATTTTGGCTTTAATGATAATAATGCTACCTACGGTACTCCTGAGCCTGTAGTTGATTGGAGGCCTTGTATTTGGGTTTATGATATAATAAAACAAATATTTATTGAGGCAGGATATAGAATAGAATCTAATTTTATAGAAAGTGAAACTTTTAAAAAATTACTGTTTGCATTGCCTAATTTTAAATATAATAATGCAGATTATAGATTTCGTTTATATTCTCTAAATATAAGATATAATTTAAACCAAACAGATACATCTTCTAGGTTAGTAAATTTAAGTCCATTAGGTACAACAATGAATGGAGGTACTTATGTAACTGTATATAATCAAAAAATAGATTTGTCTTCACCTTCAGGCTTTAATAAAGAGTTAGACGGTAGTAGTGCCTTTAATCCTTCTACAGATACTTTCACAGTAGCTGAATATGGCAAGTATAATATTAATCTTTCAAATTACTGTATACATTTTTCAGATTTTTCTAATAATGATTCAGGTTCATATCCAAACTTACAAATAGAAATAAGATATGTAAGAATGAATGTGAGAGTACAAACTGCAGGTCAATCAGCCTACACAACTATTGGCTACGCTGAAGGCGCTGTAGACCACGCTATAAATTGTAGTACAGGAAATTCAGGCTCTAGTGTTAATTTAACTATGGAGTTAGAAAATTTAGAACTACCACACTATTTTAATAAAAATGACGAAGTGCAAATATGGCTAGAAATACAGGCTAAATCAACAGTTAATAGTTTTGGTACAGGAACAATTATAGGAAATTATGAGTTGTTTGCTGAAAAAAATATAAGTGCAGGACATACGCACGACGGAAGATATGGATTTTCTATAGACCCTGTAAATGCTGCATATGGTCAAACATTTAATTTAAAAGATGTTATAAATAGAGAATACAAACAATTAGATTTTGTTAAAGGAGTTGCACACGCTTTTAATTTACAATTTACTACTAATGAATCTAATAAATCAGTAAACATAGAACCTTTTGATTCTTTTTACAAACCACTAGCAGAATCTCTTGATTGGACTTATCTGTTAGACAGAAGTCAAGAAAAAACAGATAAATGGGTAGAGCAAAGTTTAACTACAGATATTATTTTTAAATACAAGACGGATAGTAACGATAAAAAAGTAGAACAAAGAGGTAATGATTATTTTAAAGAAATATTAGATGAGTACCCATATTTTGAAACGCTATCAGACAAGTTTGAAAAAGGAACTACAATATATGAAAACCCATTTTTTGCAGGAACTTTTAATGCTAAAGATTTAGATTCAGTAATACTTGAAACAGACCCTCCATACATAGGCTGTTTATGGGGAGATAAAGAAGACGGAACCAATACTTCTCCAAATGATTGGGAAAGACCTGTTCAGGGTAATTCATTTTTACCTCGTCTTTTATATTGGAAAAGATACAGTCCAAATGGCTATGACTTGACACCAAAAAGAGCATCTATACAAAATTGGGTAGGTAACACACAAAGTCTTATAGCAAATTCTAATCAGCCAATTACAACTGCTGTTTTGTCAAAAATATATCCACAAGCAACTACAGTTAATAGAGATGATTCGGCTACACCTATTTTAACCTATGGTAACGTATGGGTTAGAGACTATACAGAAACTACATCTGCTTTAGGAACCTACACAGAATATGCTATTGGTAAAGGGTTGTTTGACACATACTATAGAGGTATGATAGAAATGATAAAATATAATCCTAGAATTAGACTTGTATATGTTAATTTAAAAGTTAAAGAAATTGCAAATTTAGATATGACTAGGCTTATATATATTGATGGTGTTTATTGGAGAATAAATAAAATAATAGATTTTATGCCTCATCAAAATAAAACAACAAAAGTAGAGCTAATAGAGTGGGTAGAATTAGGAGAACATTCTGGTACAAGCCCTGACATTAATTATAGTGATGGTAGTTGGGAGGTTTCAAGTGGTGAAGGTTTAGATGAAAATAATCAAGGATTTTAAATATGACAGTTAGACAAAACGAAATATCAAATACAGGTGTGCCTAACAGAAGTGGCTTAGAGGTTTATATGACAGTAACTATAAGTGGAGAAGATTTTTTAGTTCCAATAGTAGCTACAGATAAATATGGTAACGCGCATAAAGTATTAAGAAGAAATTTAGACAACAAAGTAAATGGCTAAAGAAGATTATCCTAAAATTGTTCAAGGGCTTACAAAAGCAGGAAAGTTTTTTATAAAAGCTTTACAAGACGAACTTGAAGAGCAAGAGCATATAGCTTCAAGAACTCTATATAATTCTTTTAAAATAGATATTAATGAGTTTTTTGGAAGTTTGTTTTTAGATATTGTTTCTGATGTTAGTTATATGAACTTAGTAAATGAAGGAGATACTAATGGTGTTGTTGTTACCGAAGAAGTAATAAAAGGTTGGGCAGTACAAAAAGGAATAACATTTAGCAATCCTAAAGATGAAGCAAGATTTGCAGAAGCAGTAGTAGCACAATTAAGTCAAGAATATTATACAGAAGGAGGGAAATTAGTTGCTCCTAGAAGATATAACTTTATAGGTTATGCTTTTGCAAAAGCAGAAGGCTCAGGAGTAATATCGGTAATAGAAGATGATATATATAAATCAATAGAGGCAGAAATAGGTAGTGTTTTTTCAGACAAAGTAATACAATTAACAATAGCATAATATGGCATTAAACAAGAAGGTAGCAATAGAAGTAGAAATCAAAAACATTGAAAAAGTTTCAAAGTTAAAAAAAGAATTGCAAGAATTAAGAAAACAGCAAAAAGCAACAGAAAAAGCAACTGCTGATGGTGTCAAATTAGGTAAAAAAACAGCAAGACAATATAGCGAAACTGCTACAGCTATAAAAAATAAATCAAGCGAATTAAGAGGTCTAAATAAAAGTTTGAGAGATTCAAACGACAGCACTAAAAAAACTACAAAGTCTTCTAATGGAATGGCAAAACAGTTTGTAAAAGGGGCGGCGGCTATTGGTGTTGTTGTAACTGCTTTTAGAACAATTAATAGGGCTGTTTCTGCTGTAATTACAACTTTTTCAGAGTTCGAATTTGTTATGGCTAAAGTAAACGCTGTTTCAGGAGCTACTGAACAAGAGTTTAAACAACTTGAACAATCTGCACAGGATTTAGGTAGAACCACATTTTTCACTGCAGCACAAGTTGGGGAGCTACAATTAAATTTTTCTAAGCTAGGTTTTACTGCTGAAGAAATAATGAACGCACAACAAGCTACTTTGAATTTAGCAACAGCAACAGGTAGTGATTTGGCTAGAAGTGCAACTGTAGCAGGTGCCGCCATAAGGGGTTTTGGACTAGATGCTAGTGAAACAGAAAGGGTTGTTGATGTAATGGCAGTAGCTTTTGCAAGTTCTGCTATGGATATAGAGAAGTTTCAAACATCTATGACTAAGGTTGCTCCTATTGCAAAAGCATCAGGGTTTTCTTTAGAAGACACTACTGCAATAATGTCTAAATTAACAGACTCAGGTATAGAGGCTTCTATTGCAGGTACATCTTTAAGAAATATTTTGCTAAAAATGCAAGACCCTTCATCTGATTTAACTAAAGCATTTGGAAAAACTATACACGGATTAGACGATTTAGTTCCTGCTATGAAAGCTTTTGTAAAAGAAGGAGGTAGTATGGCAGATGTAATGGAGGTTGTAGATTTAAGACAAGCTGCTGCATTTGAGCAAATGTTAAGCACATCTGACTCTACTCTTGAATTAAGAGATTCTTTATTACAAGCTAATGGAGAGGGGGAAAGAATGGCAAACATAGTAGGAGATACTTTACAAGGAGCTTTTCTTAAGTTCAAATCAGCAATACAAGGTTTTTCTATAGTTTTACTAGAAAAAATATCTAAACCGTTTCAAGCTATGATTGAGTCTTCGGCAAATTTATTTAACAAGTTAACTTTGTTAGCCGAAGGATTTAGCAGTATGAATGAAAAAATATTTGCATCTGCCAAAGCTTTTAAAGCCGAAAAAGAAGCAACTGAACAACTAGTAACAGAATACGCTAAATTAGATGGTATAGTAAACAAAACTAAAGAAGAAAAAATAAGATTTAGTTTAATTACTGAACAATTAGAGGCTAATATTGGTGATTCAATTAAAATTATAGACCAAGAAACAGGCGCTTTAATTTTAAATTCTAAAGCATTAGATGCAAGTATTGCTAGACACGCTTTATTAGCAGACGGTGAAGCTGTAAAGCTTGTTCATCAATTAAATAAAGTAAAAAAAGAAGTAGGGGAAAACACTAAGGCATTAGGAAATAACAATAAAACTATACAGGTCAATCAAGATTTGCTTGACGAACTTTCTATGACAGAAGCTGATAGATATGTAAACACACAGCAAAGCACTAATGCTGTCAAAATGTTAAATGCAGAAAACCAAGTACAAGAAAATGTTGTAAGTAAAGTAATTAAAAAAACACAAGAACAAATTGATTTAGAGGCAAAAATTAATAAAATGCAACAGACAAATATCCCTCTAAAAAATAAAAATATAGAGCTTAATGAAGAAGAAGCTTTAATATTAAGTCAATTAAACGAATTAGGATATACACAAGAAGATATATTAAATTTAACAAAAACTTCTTTGTCAGATATGACTGATGAGTTAAACAAAAACACTACTAGCACAAAAGCAAATGTTGATGCTAAAAAACAATTAAATGATGTAGAAAGAATACTGTTAGAGTATAAAAAATCCTTAATGGACGAAGGCTTGTTAAGTGAAATTGAAGCTGCTCAAGTTAGGAAAGACCTTATAAGGCAACAAATAGCTGATTTAAAAGAGTTGTTAAAAACTGACAAAGACGTTGAAAAAAATAAAACAGAAATAGCGCAAAAAATATTTGATTTAGAAAAGAAATTAAATAAAGACAATCAAAAAGATAAAGATGAGGCTTTCAAGGCAGATGTAAAAAGAGCAATTTTGTCAGGACAAACAGCAGAAGAAGCTATGAAATCTGTTGTTAGGGCGCAAATTATGGAGGCTGTAGCAGGGTTTATAGCCTCTGTATTTAAAAATGTACCATTTCCTCTCAATTTAGTTTTGGCTGCAGGAGCTTCGGCAGTAGTCGGCAAGGTTATTGACGAGCAAATTAATAGATTTGAAAAAGGAGGTGTGGTAGAAGCTTATGCAAATGGTGGTATGGTACAAGGCAAGTCACACGCACAAGGAGGAGAGAAGTTTTCGGTAGGCGGTAGAGTAGTTGAGTTAGAAGGAGGTGAGGCTGTAATAAATAAGCGTAGTACGTCAATGTTTAAAGGACAACTATCGGCTATGAACGCAGCAGGTGGTGGTGTTAAATTTGCAGATGGTGGTTTAATGAATATGCCTTCTTTTGCTAGCTCACAATTTAATGCAACAAGCCAACAAAATATGATGGGAGCAATGAATCAAAGTAGTAGGGTAGTAGTGGTTGAGGCTGATATAACAAATAGCCAAAATACCGTAGGTTTAATAGAGGCGGAAGCCACATTTTAAAATATAAACATATGATTGTTAGTAAAAAAGTAAAGCAAGATAGATTAGATACCTGTAAAAAGTGCGATTTTTATAGAAACTTCTTAATGTTAAGATATCCTAAATGGGATAAAGGAGCAAGGTGTGCTAAATGCACCTGTTTTTTAGATGCAAAAGCATCATTAACTAAAGAGTACGCAGGAAAATGTCCTCTTGGTAAGTGGGAAGAATAATTAAATGCAACATATTATGACTATTGAAACTATTGCAAATAAAATAGAACAAGAAAGAAAAGAAGAAATAATACAAGCGGTCAAACAAAATAATGATTCTATAGAAAAACAGGGTAAATACCATTCTAGGGGACTTAAACTTCTTTTTAACGAATGGCACAGACACTTTCCTCACATAAAACAACAATTAGGCTGCAGAGGTTGTAGAGAGGCTGTTACTAAGTTTTGGAATAATATAAATAAAATTTGGGAATCTAATAATTAATATGGCATCAAGACAAAATAAAGTTGATGTAATATATGATTATATAGATATAGCTGAAAAAGAAATTATTAAGAGATGGCACGACCCTACAACAAAAGACATATTAAGGCACTTAATAGAAAGAGGTATAGTTGAGCCTAAGAGGTTAAGAAACTATATGATTATATATGACTTTGATTGTATGCTTAGAACTAACGAAGGCAACAGAACTTATACTTTTATGGACTTATCTATAAAATATAATATTTCTGAAAGGCAAGCACAAAGTATAGTTTACAAAGAAAGAAGAAAGCAATCTCCATCTGAAAATATTACATACTAAATTTTTTTCCTAAAACTGCGCAACTTTTTGAAAACTAAAAAATAGTTTTGCGTCTATGAATAAAAATTGGTATAACATTAAAGCAGAAGCGTCTAGCAAGTCTGCAGACGTTTACATTTTTGATGAAATAGGTACTTTTGGCTTAACAGCTCAAAGTTTCATTGAAGAAATTAAGTCGTACAAAGATACTCCAATGAGCTTACACATTAACTGTGTAGGTGGTGATGTGTTTGAAGGTATGGCAATTTACAATGTTCTTAAAAAAAGAACAGCAAGAACAACAGTATATATAGAAGGAATAGCTGCAAGTATGGGAAGTGTAATTGCATTAGCAGGTGATGAGGTCGTTATGGCTGAAAATTCACTATTTATGATACATAATGCTTGGGGTGGAGCTATGGGTGAGGCAACTGAGATAAGAAAGACTGCTGCATTATTAGATAAAATAAGCGGTGAAATTGCTGACATCTATACTAAAAAAACTAATCTACCTTATAACAGGGTAAAAGAAATGATGGACGAGGAAACTTGGTTAAGTGCTGATGAGGCTTTTAATTTGGGATTCATTGACTCTATCTCTGACGCTATTAAAGTAGCGGCTAAATATGACGTTTCTAAGTTTAAAAATATAACAGACAAGGAAATTCAAAATAAACTAAGTGTTAATTTAAAAAGTAAAAAAATGACCGAAGAATTGAAAAATTGGTTTAACGCTAAAGTTGAAGAAATTATTACTAAAGTAAAAGCTAGTAATGAGTCTGAAACTGAAGATGTTAAAGAGGTAGAGGTGATGATGGCTGATGAAAAAGAAGTTTCTGAGAAACTTACAGGATTTGAAGCTAGAGTTACTGAACTAGATAGTTTTGTTGCTGAATTAGTAGGAGAGAAAGAAACTCTTACTCAAGAAGTAGAAAGACTAAACGCTTTATTAAGTAAAGCAGATGCTAAAGGAACTGAGCTATCAACTGATAGTGACCCTGTAGTTATTGAAAACAAAGTGGAGGACAAAGAAAGCAAGTTCTTCTCTGCATTAGCAGAAAAATTAAAATAAGTATAAATAAATAAATATAATAAAAAATGGCAAATATAGCTTTAGATGGATTAGGAGCAAATTATAAAGGAACTTATGCTTCAAAGATTTTATTAGAACCAATGTTTCGTTCTGATGATATTATGCGTAACTACACGGTTTACCCTAATGTAAAATATAAACAAAACTTAATGCTTGCACCTAAATTATCAGGTATAACAGCATTAAACACAGGTTGTACAACAACAAATACTTGCGACCCTGCAGGATTTACTGTTGCTCCAAAAGTAATTACAGTTTCAAATGTTTCTGTAAAACAATCACAATGTTGGACAGAGTTTCAAGACCAATTTATAGTTGAGTCTTACAAAGCAGGATTAAATATGCCTGACTTAACAGGAACTCAGTTAGCAGAAGTAATTATGAATAGAATTAGACACGGAATTCAATCAGATGTTGTAAGAAATATGTGGGCAGGAAATACTGCAGCAGCAGTTGCTGATTGTACATATACTTGGGCAGATGGATTATGGAAAACTATGTCAGCAGGTGGTGCAATTAATGGAACACAAATGAATGAGGTTACTGCGGCTAGTACAGCAGCAGGAAACTTAATTGCAGTTGGCGCTACTATTGCTTCATCAGATGCAGTTTCTCTTTTAACTAATGTATTTGATGGTGCTTCAGCAGAATTACAACAAATTCCTGCATCAGAAAAAAGAATGTTCGTAACTCCAAACATCTACAATGCATACTATGGTGCTTTAACAGCAGTTGCAGTAGCGGGTGCGGTTGATTATGGTCATTCAGAAGCTCAAACAGGAGTAAACTATGCTAGATTAAGCTTTAGAGGTGTAGAGTTAGTTCCTATGTATGAGTGGGACGTAGCTTTAACAGCTTTAACAGGTGCTGATTTACCACCATTATTTACTTGTGCTACAGCAGGAATTCAAGCAACTCAAGGTTGTATCTATGCTGCAAAAGACAATTTAATTATTGGTTCTAATGTAACAGACCCTGATACACAGCTTAAAATGTTCTATGATGAAGTTTCTGATAATATGTATATCCGTTCTAACTTTACAATGGGATACCAATATGGTTGGAATTCTCTAGTAAATGGAGCTTGTTTAGTATAATTATTAACTTTAAAAAATAGAATAAAATGGCAATAGATTCAGGATTATTAGTAGCTTGCGGAGATATGAACGCAGTAGGTGGTATTAGACAAATTCTTTTAACAGATTTATCTAATATTGCAACTGCACTTCCAACTTCGTTAGCTGCAGACCACACTTTAACTAGCTTTATAGGAACTAACCCGTGGGCTAGATTTGAGTTTAAGAATGAAACTGCCTCTCTAACAATAACAGGAGCAAAAGAAGGAGGAAGCACATCTTATGAGTGTGCTGTTTCTTTCTACATTCCTAATATTGACGCAGCAAGATTTCACGAATTATCAAATTTGGAAAGCGCTTGTCCTGTAGCTCTTGTAGAGCTTAACTCAGGAAAAATGCTTGTTGTGGGTTGGAGTTATAAGTATGCTAATCAATCACAAGCTTCTGCTTCGTGGACGAGAAACCAAACTTATGCAAACCTAACAAGTATAGAGGGTGGTAGTGGAGCTGCATATGCAGACGATAATGGAGTTACAGTTACTTTAACTGCAAGACAATTTGAATTACCTCTTGAGTATTCAGGAGCAATTACAGTTGTAGCAGGAGATTTAACGGCGACTACATCTTAATAATTATAGATAAAGCAGGGGGTTATTAAAAGCTCCCTGCTTATATCTTTTTAATATGTGTGATTGTGAAGAAATAAATATATTATCTTTACCTTCGTATTTAAAAATATATATAAAAATGGCAAAGTATAAAGCAAAAGAAAATTATAAAGGTCTTAGAAGCTCAGTAGCAGATTTTGGTATAGTTTCTTGGGACGAAGCTTCACAAGAAGTTTTAGCTTATCTTTACGAAAAAAGAGGTTTTACATCTATAATTACTAAAATATCATCTAATGAAGAAAGCAGTATCAAAAAGACAAACAAAAAAAATAAGTCAGTTAAGAAAGACGACTAAAAGTAATACATTTGAGTTTGGGGTATTTGATTTAGCTATCCCACCAAATATTACTGAACCAAAAAATTTAAATAACATATCTACTAAGTGGGTTCCATTTGGTAATGATAATTTATTTCCTCAATATTTAGCAGAGCTAAAAAGAAAGTCATCTACACATAGAAGTGTTTTAGCACAAAAAACTGTATTTACAAGTGGAGCAAAATTTGTTTGTGATAACGAACCTTTAAGAGAGTTTATAGAAGATGTAAATGCAAATCAAGAATCATTAAGAGATGTATTTAAGAAATTAGCAGATGACTATTATACGTTTGGTAATGCGTATATGGAATGTGTAAAATATGATGGAGGTGTAAACCTATATCACTTAGACGCTACAACAGTTAGAATGTCTAAATCAAAAAAAGAAGTTTATGTAAATCCTGATTGGTGCAAGTATTGGAACAATGAGGATAAAATGTATAGATTACCTATATACCCAAGAGTAGCACATAATAAATTTGTAATACACTTTAAAGATTATGAGCCTACGTTTAACTTTTATGGGTTGCCTGATTATGTTGCTGCATTAGAGCATATTGCAGTAGATTATGAAATCGGTAAATGGAATCATACTAAGTTTTTAAATGGCTTTCAACCTTCTGCTATTGTAGAAATTAGTGGAGATATGGGCGAAGAAGAAGCTCAGAAAATGGTTAAGGAAGCACAGAAAAAATTTGTTGGTGAAGGCAACAATGGTAAAATATTATTTATAGTTAAGAATGGTGACACATCACCTGCTAACGTACAAATAATAAAAGATGACCAAGAAGGAAGTTGGATAGAATTACAACAGATTACAGACCAAAATATAATTACCGCTAATAGATGGCAACCATCATTATCAGGTATAGTAAGTTCAGGAAAAATGAACAATACAGGAAGTGAAATTAGAATAGCATACGATTTAGTTATGACTACTGTAATTAGAGATACTTCTGAATTAATATTAAATGGAATTAGAACGGTTCTTTATAATGAAATGGGGTATGACCCTAGAGATTTGAAAATTCATTATGAGCCGCCAATCTCATACGCTAATGACGTAGACATTAGAGAGGTATTAACTATTAACGAACAAAGAATGTTAATAGATGAAGATTTACCTATGTTAGAAGATGGCGATATGTTTGTTGCAGACAGAGAAATTATTGTAACAGAGAGAGATGATGATGGAGATGGTGAAGTAGATGAATCAAAAGAAATAACAGTAGAACAATAAAATGGGAAATACAAAACAATACAAAACATTAGTTACAGCAGGAGAGGTTATTAGCAAAACATTTACTAATAAAAATACAGACCCTGTTTTAGTTTCTGAAAATACACTTGTGTTGTCTGAGTTAGCTCATTTAAGACCATTGTTAGGCGAAAAGTTTTATGCAGAATTAAAATTGCAAAACGATACAGGAACATTAAGTGTTGCTAATCAAACATTTATGACTTATTATTTAGAAGATTGCCTGTCTTGGTTTACTAGATTTGAAGTAGTCAATGATATAATGAGTAATATAACTTCTAGTGGTGTAGTGCATAATATAGATGAGTTTTCAAGAATAATTACACCATCTGACTATAATGCATTTAAACAAGACACATATAGAAAAGCTGAAATATTTGCTAACGATATGATTGATTTTTTAGATGGTACAGACCAAGCAGGTTTATATCCTACTTATGAGTCTAACAAACCAAATCAATTAAATAGAACATACAAGAATCACGGTATGATATTTTATGATAGTATATATGGTTACAATGGTGTAGAGGGGTGTATGACTTGCGGAACAGATTATGTAAATGGAAATTGCAACTGTGGTTGTGGTAATTGTTAAAAATAAATAAATGGCAGCTAACGAACATAAAAATTTAACAGACGTAAATAGACATAACCCTAAAGGTTTTGAATCTGCAAATAATGATACTATATTAAGCAAAAATATAGGTACAGGAACCAACAATACTGATGGTAGTTTAGAATGGGTAGAAAAAAATCAAATAAAAACAGAAAGTTTTGACATACAAGGATATGTAACTGCAGCAAATGCAAATTATTATTATGGTTCAGATATGAGTGCTGACGAAATAACAAATGAATATAATCAAGGATATGGAGCTTCTACTGTTGGCGGTGCAACTTTAAATGTTGGTGAATTTTTTAAAGTAAAATCAATAGTAATTAATAATCCTTGCACTTTAAAAAGTATTTATTTATTAGCAAACTCTACTACAGCCTCTGTAGTAACTGTTGCATTATGTAAAGTAACTTTTGCTTCAGGAGTTTTAGACCCTGTAACTCCTGCACTTTTAAACGAATTAAGCATTACAGGTTTATCAGATAATGATAAGGTAGTAGTAACAAGAAACTTAACACCTGAAAGCACTTTAGCTGCAGGAGATGTGTTGTTTGCTATGGTAAAATGTAGTATAGCAGCAACATCATTTTTTAAAATAGGAATAGAAGTCGGATATGACAATTAACAACAAACATAAAATGAGAGATACAATAGAAGATACGATACAGGTAGGAATGGCAAATGCAGGGGCGATAGGTATATCTTTAGCACAAGTAAACGAGGTACTAACTACAGTATCTTTAATTATTGCAATAACATTCTCAATTTACAAATTTATAATAACAAGAAAATAATATGGCAAGTACAGTAACAGCAGCAGACTTAACAGTAACAATTACAGAATCATACACACTAAATAATGTAAGCTATGGTAACACCACAAATAAAGTTTTTACTTCTAAAGGACAGGTTGACCAAAGAATAATGAGTGTGGCAACAACAGAAACTGCATTATTTAATTGGGAAGCTGCAGATAGTGCAGGCTCAGGAGTAGCAGCAGATTATGTATATTTTAGGGTTACTAATTTAGATGACACTAATTTTGTTACTTTAAGACTATATAATAGTGCTGATAGTTTTTGGTTAAAACTTGCAGCAGGAGAGAGTTTGTTGTTAATGAATAATGAAATGGACGCTGTTACAGGGTCTACATTTGGGGCATTAGCTGACATTACTTCTGTGTTGGGTAAAGCAGATACAGCAGCTTGTGACATTGAATTTATAGCAGTTACCGCATAATATGGCTAAAAAAAGAAAGCTAAACTCTAAGAATCCAAAGTATATGGACGAAGTAGTTGAGGTAAAAAGTACCAAAAAACTAATAAAAGAGATAAAAGGAGTACGAATTTACGCTATTTTTAATGAATAGTTGTAATTTATTCCTAGTAAGAGATGCTTTTACTGATAAATCTATTATTGGTAAGCTATATCTAAATGGAGAATTTATAGCACATACACTAGAACTTCCTTGGAAAAACAATGAAAAAGGTATATCTTGCATTCCTAAAGGAGTGTATGATTGTAGGGTAAGATATGCTGATGAAAGCGCAAGCCGAGATTACACACACCTTATTGTAGAGAATGTTCCTGACAGAACATATATACTTTTCCATCGTGGTAACTCTGCAAAAGATAGTAGGGGTTGTATTTTAACAGGAATGATGAGGGGTGATGATGTAATATATCAAAGTAAAAATGCCCATAATCTTCTTATGAAAACAATCATAGATAATAAGATGGAAAATAAAATTGAATTAGTAATTAAAAATAGATAAAATGAATAAGTTTTTTGAAAAGTTTTTGTTAGGTACAATGTTTAAGAGTAAGAAATTTTGGTATACAGTAATTGGTTGTCTTACTACTTTGTTAAGTGAGCAGTTTGGATTAAACGAAGCAGAAGTAAGTAATATTCTTATGAGTATTGCAGCTTTAGTTTTAGGACAAGGTATTGCTGATACTGCAAAAGCAAAGAAATAATTTGCGTATTAAATAAATATAGTTAACTTTGTAGTCCTTCTCTGAGTGTTTTCATAGTGGGTTTTAGTTAGCAGTAATTAAGAGTGAGAGGTTAATAACTTCTCACTCTTTCTATTTATAAGGTTTTTTTTATTATATATTTACTAAAACTAAAATTATAA